CAACCGCGGGCGGGTTCTGGAAGGTGTTCAGGGGCGGGTGGCTGCAACCTGCACCCTGATGCAAACCTCGGTTTGCACCCAGTCGCTAGGCAAGCGCCGCGCTCGCGCCCCCCGTATTGCCTTTCGGCCGGGAAGGACCCGTCGAAGACGCTGATGGCCGTGGCTCAGAAGCGACGAAGGCCACGGATCGCTCCGCGGCCTTCGCTACCTGCACCCATGGCAAGACTGACACGAACTCTACCCAAAACCCGGTCAGATGATGCACGTCGATTTGGCCCTGAACTTTGCATCGAGCCGCGTCCGCCATCATCTGTTCGCGAGTGTTGGCAACTTCATGAAATCACCTCGCGTCAGTCCGTGATCTTGCCTACAGCCACAGCATTGAGCTGGTCGACGATCACGCCCATCGCGACCTGCCAGCGACGCCACGCCGTCGTTCGGTCGCAGTCAAAGCGCTTGCAGATCTCCCGCCAGGGGTAGCGCTCGGCGCGCATCCAGACCAGATGCCGCTGCTCGACCTCCAGCCACTGCACCCAGCGCATCGTCTCCATCATCCGGTCGATCGCGGCCGGCTCAGGTGGGAAGCGGTAGACGGGCTCGTCGTCCTTGGCCATGCGCTCGTAGTCGCTGCGCACGATCGTCGGCCAGACGTTGAAGTAGCCCTGGACCCGGACCGGCGGCAGTCGATGTGCCGTGCGGGCGCCTTCGACGAGCCAGCTTGCCACCTCGTCGATGTCCCACCGCCCTGCTCTCACGCGGCTGCCCATGTCACAGCTCCTGCGTGTCCAGCGCCCAGTGCAGCAGTGCCAGCGCGTCAGCCTCGTTGTCGTCGGCCGGCTGGTAGCCGCGGCGACGGACCGAGGCGATGACGTCCTGCTTGCCAGCGTTGCCCTTGCCCGTGGCATGCCGCTTGATCGTGCCCACCGGCACACCCTGGTACGGGATCTGGTGGTGCTCGCACCAGGCGGTGAGGTGCGCCATGAATCCGCCGTAGGCGTGGGCAGCGTCGACGCCGGCATGGCGGCGGACCTCCTCGAAGAACACGGCGCCGATCATGTCCGCCGACTGCTTGACCTCGGTGAGCCAGCGCTTGAAGCGCAGGTAGCGCATGCCACCGCCCTCGAAGCGATGGGGCTTGAAGGACTCGGAACCGCTGGTCACCGTGTCGTCGCGACCGCGCAATGCCCATCCGGTCTGGGTTCCCAGGTCCAGCGCCAGGACCGCGTTCGATGTCGCAGTCCAGCACCCGTCTCGTGGACCAAGGGCTGAACCTCCACGTAGGGAGGAGGGGACGTCAGGCCCCTCTCCTACGTAGTAGGAGGGGGAGATTTCGCCAACTTCGGTGGAGCCGAAATCTGTTGCGTGACAAGCACTTAGCTCAGTTGGCAAGTTGGCAGCGTTGCCAACTTGCCAACTTGCCAACTTCGAGCTAAGTGATTGATTCATATGGAAATTAAGTTGGCAGAGGTCTGCCAACTGAATCCAGTTGGCAAAAATCGGCGTCCAGTTGGCAAAAGTTTTGCCAACTTGCGCCTGCGTGGTGATGCCTGTCATTGCGGACTCCTGCGGGTGCATGCGGACGGTTCGATCCGGTGGTGAAAAGAGGGCTCGCGCGGGCTGTCGCGGGTGGCGCCGCGGGTTGGAAACCCAGTTGGCAACCCCGTTGGCAGGTGCGTTGCCAACTTGCCAACTGACCGGCATGGCGTTCATGCGCCCTCCTCGGGCTCGTCGCCGCCGGCCTGGTAGACCCAGACCTCGGGGTTCTCCACAGGCATGGCCGCGCCCGAGCTCGGGCACTTGTAGTGGGTGGGCAAGACGTGCAGCTCCCGCGTCGGGATCTCGCCGGTTGCCGGATCGGCGTCGCCCTGGACGAGCAGGACCATGGCCTCCACGCACAGGTAGCCGAACTTCGAGCGCCCGATGGAAGACAGGCCGTAGTCGGCGGCGTTGCGGAAGAACTTGATGTAGCCCTGCGTGGACAGAGCCGAGATGCGTTCCCTGATCGTTCGCTCGCCACCCAGGCCGGCCTTGCCTTCGAACGACTCGGCGAACTGGTTGGCGGTGTAGCAGCGCCCGTGCGCAGCCTCCTCGAACAGGATCTGCAGGATCGCGTCCCGCTTGCGGCTGCGTTCGGCGTCGAGCCGTTCACCGTACTCCTTGAGGACGAGTCGATCGTTGGTCTCGATCTCACGCCACTCGCCGTGGATCTTGTCGACATGGCGCATCGGGATCGCTGGCCCATTGCGGAGCTCGAAGATCAGCTGGCGCGTGGTGCGCGTCTCGTCCGGACGGAACAGCAAGATCCCGCTCGAGTAGTAGCCGCGCAAGCTCCCCGCACCGGCCAGGGCCTGGAACGGGTCTTCCTCGAACTGCTTCTTGCCGAGCTTGCGCGTGTGGTGCGCCAGGATGATTCCAGCGTCCGGATTCACGGCCTGGCGGATCCGTTCGACGCGCTGCGACAGAAAAAACAGCATGGCGCCGTTGTCGTTCTCGCCGCCTGCATCGCCACCGTCGAAGACGTTGCGGATGGGGTCGATGGCGATGATGTCCGGGGGCTCACCGCCGAAGGCCTGCGTAATGGCCGGGATCACCTGCGCCAGCCCTGCGTCGTCCAGCACCAATCGCAGCTGCGGCGTAGCGATGAAGTTGATGCGCGCGTGTGGCAACTGCTCAGGCGGCAGTCGAACCTCTTTGACGCGCTCGCGCAGGTAGTGGTACTGAACCTCGGCCTGCAGGTAGAAGACGCGCAGCGGACGCGATGGCGTCATGCCAAGAAACGCAGCGCCGGCGGACATGTGCGTCAGCCACGACAGCAGGAAGTCGCTCTTACCCACCTTCGGCGCGCCGCCGAAGACCAGAAGGCCGGCAGGCGTCAGCACCCGTGGCGCGATCAGATCGGCGGGCAGTGGCGAGTTGTCGTCGAGGAGTTCGCCCAGCGTGAAGCTCGGCAGCACCGGCGCAGCCTGCTTGAGCACGCGGCGCTCGCCCTGCTCGATGAAGTCCCGACAGTCAAAACCCTCGTCCACCGCATCGGCAGCGTCCCACTTGTCAGGCTTGTCCACGGGCGGCACCAGGATGGCCACCGACGCGCAGCCGGCGGCCACACAGGCACGCGCTGCGCTCTCGGCATAGTCCCAGCCAGGGGCATCTCGGTCGGGCCAGATCACGACATGACGCCCGGCCAGCGGCCACCAATCGGTCTTGTCCACCGGCGCCTTGGCGCCGTTCATCGCGGTGGTGGCGGTGATGCCGATGGTGTTCAGCGCCTGCGCCGCCTTCTCGCCCTCGACCAGGACGACCTTCCTCGACACCGCGATGGCCGGCAGGTTGAACAAGGGTCTGGGGTCCGGAGCCCGCCACATCCGGGCGCGTACATCCCAGGGCCGGTATTCCTTGCCTGTGGGCGGGTCGAATCGGTAGACGCAGGCGATGAGTTCACCGTCGGCAGTCAGGTAGTCCCACTTGCCGGTGTAGGGCCCCAGCTCGTCGACAGCCGTCGTTCGCGCATCACGGCGCGGCACGCTCACTGGGGCCGGCGCCAGGCCGAGCCACTGTCGGATCCCCTGGGCGAGCTGCGGAAAATCCATCTTCGCCGACAGATGGTGCGCACTGGCCCACAGATCGATGACGTCGCCGCCGTCGCCGGTGGCGAAGTCGGTCCACAGGCCGCGCTTGGCACCATCGAGTTCGACCACGAGGCTCTTGCCAGCCGCGCCGTCGACATCGCCGACATAGAACTTGCCGCCGCGGAAGCGACCCTGCGGGAAGAACTCCTGCAGCATCGTCTCCAGCCGGTCGAGCAGGCCCGCGCGCAGCGCCACGGTGTCGCTCGCGTCGAAGTTGCGCGGCTCGGCCGCATCGTTGAAGTCGAGCCAGTCCAGGACCGCCGCCGTCATGCAGCGCTCCAGCAGCGGTCCTGCCAGGCGCAGAATTTGCACTCGAAGTGGGTGGGCGTCGTCGCCAGTCGCGGCAGGACTTGGCCGGCCGCCGACGCCGAGATCACCCGGACGGCCCGATCCGACATGCGCTGTGCCAGCCCGCCGTCGAACGGCAACAGCTCGAACCAAATCTCCTGGGAGTCCTTGTTGATGGCGGTGAACAGCGCCGGGCTCTGCGAGATGCCGGGGATCGAGCCCTCCATGTAGGCCTGGTAGACGGCCAGCTGGGCCGCATAGACGGGCTTGGACAGGGTGACGCCCTGCTTGACCGTGTCGCGCCAGGACTTGTCGCTCATGGTCTTGCACTCCCACAGTGACGGGCAGCGCAGGCCCAGTGCAGCCGGCGCAGAAGCGATGACGCCATCGACGTGGCCGCGGATGCGCCCGTCGGCGACCGAGAACCCGAACTGTCCGCCGCTGGCCTTGCGCGTGTAGAGATCGAAGCCGGCGAGCCGCAACCAGCGGATCGCCAGGTCCTCCAAGGCGTGACCGACCTCGAACACGCGCAGCAGTCGACCCGGAAAGTCCCGACCGGCGTCAACCGGCGCGTGCAAGTACTCGTACTGCAAAGCCCGCTCGCAGGCCACGCCGAGCCGGGAGCCACCGAGATAGTTGCGCGGAGATTCGCCCTTGCGTTCCTCGACCAGCGCAGCGTCGATGAGGTCGCTGATCTGGT